TGCCGGGGCTGCTGCTCGAGGTGCTCGACACCGGCACTGTGCCGTCAGAACACCGCGCGCAGCTGCAGGGCGGCTTGTGGATAACTGGCCGGCAATGGTGCGATCTGGTTGTGTACTGGCCGGGTATGCCGCTGTGCGTTCTCCGGGTCGAACGCGACGAGGACTATATCGCCGAGCTGGCCCGCGAGGTCGACCGGTTTATCGCCGACCTCGAGGCGGTTGTCCAACGGGTCGCCACCGGTCCAGCCACATTTCAGGGTCAGCTCGAGAGGAGCGCCGCGCTATGAACGACGACGCTGACAATCACGATTGTCTCGAGCCCTACCGCGAGTGTGTGCGCAGCCGCCAGGAGCGCATACGGCAGGCGATCGAGCTGAATCCTGGGTTGACGAGCCGAGAGGTCGCGGACATTGCGGGGGTCTCCCAAACAGCGGTTATTAATAACAAGAGAAAAACGGAAAATCCATTTTCCACTCAGAAACCGTTAAAATTGCGGGACCTCTACGACGTCAAGGCCAAGGTCGAGATCAACTTCCAACCGGATGTTGCGGGGGTCGAACGCGCACTGCAGCGATGCAGTCGGGCCCAGTTGGCTTTTTTATTCGACGTGGTGTGGCCGGCTTATGCCAAGGACTTACTGAGCTGGGCAGAAGGTGAACGGAGGAGGAAGCAAAATGTCAACTCAACTGATGGAGCTACCCAAGAGGATCGCGTTGCGAATGCGGGATGAAGACATTGAGGGCGCGATCTGCAGATCGCGGCAGCAGTGCGCGATTGCGCGAACCATTTACCGGCAGCTCGATGAACCAGTCGGGCGCGTACACGTCATGACCTCCGGGGTATCGGTTGCCAAGGGCGAATATCGTTACTACTACAGGGTGCCGCGCATCGCCTGCCTTCTGGTCCGCAATTTTGATGACGGCAAGGAGGTGAAGCCGATCAACTTCGCCCTCTACTTTACTGATCGCAGAAAAATCTCGCCGGTTGATGACGAGACTAAGAACCGGGTCAATAAGGCTCGGCGCGAGGCGATCGCAGCATTGGCCGCAGTGGGCAAGAAGCCGAAAAAATACTTGAGGGGCCGCTACGGGATATGACCGGCGCTGCCGAGATCATGGCGGAGCTGCGCACCCTGGCCCGGGAGCTGGAGGAGAACTACGGGCTGCCGGTGCGCGCCGAGCGCCTGCGCCGGCTGATCGCGCTCCTCACCGAGCCATGTGCCATCTGCGGCAAGGCGCCCGGTTGCGATTGCCTGGGAGGGCCGTACCGCAAATGAGCGAGGCCCTCTGGTATCGCTGGAACGGCGCGGCGATGATGCCGCTGCTGCCCGAGGCCGCCGCCCGGCAGTTCTGGGTCGGCGGGGTGTACCTCCTCGAGCTGCATCGGGAGGAGCGCCAGAGCGCGCGCCACAAGGCCTACTTCGCCACGCTTTTCGACGACTGGATGCGCCTCAAGCGTCCTGAGTTTCCGACCTCCGAGCACCTGCGGAAATATGCGCTGATCCAGACCGGTTGGCGCGAGGAGCGCGCGCTCGAGTGCCCGAGCCCAGAGCTGGCGAGCGAGATCGCCGCCTTCGCCCAGCCGCTCGACCCGTACGCCGTCCTCGTCGCCGAGGGCCCGCTGTTACGGGTGTGGACGGCACGCTCGCAGTCCTACGCCGCGATGGGGCGCGAGAATTTCAACCGGTCGATGGACGACGTCCTCGACTACTGCGCCGGCCTGCAAAAACCATCGGCCACAGGGGGTGAGCCATGCGACAGCAGTACACCGACATCTGGGTAGGCAATATCACGATCGATCTCTACGCCGTCATCGCACGGTGGCTGATGGCATACGGCAGCGGCAAGGTGCCACCGGGAGCCTCGCTCGACGACGTGGTCCGGGCGCTGCGGGTCAGCATGCGCGAGGGTGACCCGCTCGAGCATCAGCGGCTGCTCGACGCCGCCAACGCGACCACCAGATACGTCGGCGATCAGGTGGTCGCGCAGCTCGAGGCGGCGTCGAGGAGGCATCACGATGCCTGAGCGCCATTGCGGCGATTGCACGCTGTGCTGCCGGCTCTTACCGGTGGGCGAGTTGCAGAAGGCGGCCAACACCCGCTGCCAGCACCAGGGGCACAAGGGCTGCGCGATCTACCACAAGCCCGGGTTCCCGATGAGCTGCGCGCTGTGGTCGTGCCGCTGGCTCACCGGCGGCGACACCGCCGACATGCTGCGGCCCGATCGCAGCCGCTACGTCCTCGACATCATACCCGACATGGTGCGCAAGCACGATGTCGCCGGGGTCGAGGAGATCGAGGTCGTGCAGGTCTGGGTCGAGCCGGGGTCCGACCCGACGAAGGACCGGCGCCTGATGCGCTACGCCGAGCGGCAGGCGCTGCGCGGCGTCGGGCTCCTGCTGCGGTTCAGCCCGACGCGGGCGGTCGCCGTGTTCGCCCCGCCGATGTGCTCCGACGGTCAATGGCACATCGTCGACGACGCGCGGATGCAAACCGCCGCGTCGCCGAGCGGCAACCTGATAGTCGACAAATTGAGAGGGGCCCCGATCGATGCCTGATGTGGTTCCGATCCCGCAGTGGGCGGCCGGCCCAGGCCGGGCGGCGACGTGGCCGGGCCTGCCGCTGCCGGGCCACCGCCGCATGTCGCAGGTGCTCGCCGAGGAGCGCCAGCGGGCCCTCGACCGCGGCGCCATCGCGTTTGCGCGCGCCCGCAAAATGGAGGAGCAGGACGATGGCCCTACCTCGGCAACGTGACGTCACGAGGTTTGTCAAAGCTGCGAAAAACGCTGGCGAAAATGTCGCACGCATCGAGGTTGATCGAGAGGGCAAGATTGTCATATATGTTGGTGGCAGCAACAAGGCTGCGCCGCCAAGCGGCAACTCTCTGGAGAGGCTGGTCGATGAACAAGTTACAGTACGTTCAAAGCTTCGACGGGTATAACTACCTGCGGTACAAGAAGCAGGCGCGCGTCAGGCTGCCCGACGGCAAGCCGTCCGGCCCCGCGTTCATGGCCGCCTACAAGGCAGCGCTCGCCGCCGCCCAAGCTGCCGACAACCCGACGCCGCCGACCCCCAGGCGCAAAAAAAAGCTGGCCACCGGCGCGGGAACGATCCGCGACGCGGTGACCAGCTACATGGGGAGCCATACGTTCCAGAAACTGGAGCCCGCGACGAAGGCCGCGCGGCGCTACCTCCTAGACGGGTGGGTGCGGGAGTATGGCGACGAGGCGTTTGGCGAGCTGACCCGCAAGGCGCTCGCCGGGATGCTGTACCTGCGGGCCGGCACGCCGGGCGCCGCACGCAACTGGCTGGTCGCGGTTCGCGCGATGGTCGCCGACCGCATCGCCGCGGGCGAGATCGAGGAGGACCCGACGCTCGGGCTCAAGGCACCGCCCTCCACCAACCCCGACGGCTACCCGACCTGGGAGCCGGAGCACCTCGAGGCCTATCGCGAGTACTGGCCGAGCGGCACGCCGCAGCGCCTCGCGATCGAGATGCTCTACGGCACCGGCGCTGCGTGCTGCGACGCGATACGGTTGACGCGCCGCAACATCGTCGGCGGGCTCGTCGAGTTCAGCCGGCAGAAGACCGGCGAGGCATCGTTCCCCGCCCTGACGCCCGAGCTGGCGGACGAGATCACCGCCTGCGGGCTCGACGAGACCGTCGGCGTGCTGCTGCGCACCGAGCAGGGGCTGCCGTTCCATAACGCGCACTACTTCAGCGCCCAGGTCGCCAAGTGGGCGCGGCTGGCAGGCGTCCCCGCCGGCTTCGGCGCGCATGGCATCCGCAAGGCAGCGGCGACCGCCGACGCCGAGGCCGGCTGGACGACGACCGAACTCAAATCAAAGTATGGGTGGTCGACCCACGAGCAGCCCGACCACTACACCAAGAACGCCGATCGGCGCCGCATCGCGCTCGCCCGGGCGGCCCAGATCAGACCCAGAACGGTCGCTTAGCGTCAGATTTGTCAAACACCGAAAACCGTGTCCAACCCGTTGATATTCCACGATCGCAGCAGTCCACCTGGGACGGATTGTTTCACGTGAAACCAACGGGTTGGACACGGGTCCCCTTGACAAAGCGCCATGAACGGAAGGGAACCGCCCGATGGAGACAACCGCAATTCGTCTAGACCTCACGATGTTCGAGGCCGGCGTTCTGCTCTCGCTGATGCGCCTCGGCATGGACACCTTCTGCGAGGAGCGCCCCCACCTCCCGTCGCTGGCGCGCCTCGACCGGCTGCCGGCCGAGGCGTTCAAGACCCTGGCGACGAAACTGCTGACCGCGACCGAGGCGATCGATCAGCCGCCGATCAATCTCGACCGGTTGGGCAACGAGCCGCTAAGGGTCAGCCGCCGCGCGAGCGCGCGAACGCCAGGATGAACAGGATGAACACCGCCACGGCCCACAGCCAGGCGATCGTCTCGCCGTCGCTCATCGCCGGCCTTGATCTAGATGGATGGTTCGCATATGTTGGTCGCGCCCACATCGGGCGTCGGGCAGCTGCTGTTGCCCGCAAACCTTGGAAAAGAGTATAGGCAAATGACGAAACTTGTTCTCGCGACCCTTCTGCTGCTGGCCGCCCTCGTGCCGACGACCCAGGCGCACGCGACCTACTGCACAACCGTCGGCAATCAGACGGTCTGCAGCAACAGCAGCGGCGGGCAGGTATCCTGCCGCCAAGTGCTCAATCAGGTGGTCTGCAATTAGGACGGCTGGACCGCTTGACCGGTCCAGCGACGGCGCGTAGAAAAGGCGAGGCCCCAAGGGCACTAACCCTTGGGGCCTCTAAAGGCAGCTGGTCTGCGGTCACATCCCCAGCGCCTTGTCGGAAGAGATACTACCGCGCCCCTCTCCGAACAACCTCAAATGTGTGACCCGCAGTCGCCCGGCCTCCTGCTCCTAAAGGCCGGTGGAGTGTCATGACGGGGCGGGAACCTCAGCCAAAAGCCTCCCGACCGCTCGAATACCTTGCTGACGGGTTGAGAGAAAGCACGCGCCATCGTACCCCCTCTAAAGGGGAGCGGCCGGCCTCCGATACAAGGCACGCGTGGTATACCCCTAGTCAGCCCTCCCGGTCCCGGTCGCCGCGCGATAGGCCGAGATCGATAGCGCGGGCAAAATCGCTCCGTAGCTATTTTCCTCGCGGCACATGGCCGCAGAACGGGGAGGGGAGGGTCGCGGGAGGCGGCTACAGCCTTGATATGATGCCTTCGCCAACATAGGTATGGGCGGGTCAAATTTTGCGCGCGAATTTGAGGACTAGGACGCGATGACGAACCTTCTGGAGCAGCTCGCCGGGGTCCTGGCTCTCGCTGTGGCTGGCATCGTGCGCCTAGCGGTGCGCGTCGCCGCGTGGGGGATTGTATTATTCATGCTATTCTTTGCCCCTATGAGTATAGGCATGAGCATACTTTTCGGGATTGCTGTAATGTTTGCGTTTGCTGTGACCTTTGACTACGGCTAGCTAGTAGTGGTCGGGAGCCGTCAGCAGCCCAGTCACGGCAGATTGTCCTGGGCGGCGCAGAAAATAGTTCATCGCCGCCCGCCCTTGCGGTGAGTACATGGCCCCCAGGCCAAGGCCGCCGCCTAGTAGTCCCGCGACCGTCATCGGATTGAATAAGGCATGGCCGGTGGCGGCGCCCGCTCCCAAGGCGGCGAGGCTACGGTAAGGCGTGCCGCTGTCGGGCACAGTATCACCCAACAGCTTGCGAGCATTTTCGGCATAGGACTGCAACAGCGCATCACCGCGAGCAAAAGCCCGGTGCCGTAAAGTCGGGTCCATCTCCCTGGTCGCGGATTGCAGAGCCCCTGGCGTGTAGTTGCCATATTCCAGGACGCCGCCGATCCCGGCATTCGGCTTGGTCGCGGCCTTTTCGATCCGCGTCAATGCGCTATAGCCGGTATGGATGTTCTGCAATTCGGCGGCTTGATCAGGGTTGCTGCGCTTCAGCAGGTCGCGCAATTCGGTCTGAAGGTCGAGGACGAGACTACCGTATTGACGCTCCGACGCTACTGAGCTGCTCCGGAAATTCTGGGCAACCTGCCCCAAAGTGCTCTCCGCATCGCGAAAAGCCTGCCCGGTCATGTTACTGCCATTCAGACGGTCCATCACCTCAGTACGAAAGGTGTTGCCGAACTGTTGTTGTTGGTCGCGCGACAGCATCGTTGACTTGCGAAAGATGTCAGTGAGGCCGGTGCCGAATTGCGGGTCAAGCGTGACATTGAGTTGTGGCGTAAGCGCATCGTAGCGATTGCCAATCTTCTCCTGCGCCTCGGCGATCGAGGCGCGCCCGCTTGGCGTTGCCGGGGCGAGCCTTTCGCCAATGGGCGCCAAAACCTTAGTATTGATTGCGCCGGTATTAAACTCTTCGATCGCTTTGGCCCGGCCGGTCCTGATAAAATCGCCGAGCCAGGGGATCGAGCCGAGGCCCTGCTCCAGCCGGTTGAGCGGCCCGCCCATCGCTTGACCGAATGTCGGATTGACGCCGGCCGCCTCCAGCTCGGGTGTCATCCGCGACTGCGCTCTGGCGCCAGCAGCGGAGGCGACGCCGCCAGGGACGAGCCCCGCTAATACACCAGCCCGCTCGCTGCCGGTCCCCTCATAGGCGCCCTGCCCTGCTGCCCCCGAGCCCGCCCCCAAGAGGGTGTTGAGCCCGCTGGCGGCCAGCGGCGCTAAGGAGGTTCCGGTACGCAACAGCGCACCACCGGTCCCAATTAGACCGCCTCCCACGGCCCCCTGCGCCGCCGCCATGCCGACGCGCCCCAAGGGTGTCGACGGCTGGTATTCCGGCACACCGGTCGCATTGAACACCGCCGACCCCGCGCGCTGGGCGAGTTCGCCCGGCGACGGGACGGCGGCGCCCGCGCTTTCCTGCCTTTCCAGCTTCTCTAATTCCGGCGACACCAGTGTCCGTATCGGACGCAGCGGGTCAGACAGCCCTTCGACCAGACCGCCAAGACCGCGCACGCCGGCTGTCATGCCGGCCCGCCCCCAATCACCCCAGGACATCGGCGCCGCTGGGTCGACGAGCGGATGATCAGGCCATGCGCCGGCGTCGGTTCCCCCTCCCTCGAGCGGATGATCAGGCCAGCCGCTGGTTACCATGGTCGCCCCCTCCGGTTACCGGGGTTGCGGGACTGTTCGATACGAACCGGGGGCGTCGTCCGGCCGCCGATACCGCGCGCCCGGCGGCAACGCGTTTAGCTCCTGCGGGGTTCGCGGGGTCTGAACCTCCGACGGCTTCGTCCGCGCATACGGCTCAGGCAGGGGCACCGCCAAATCGAGCATCGTGGCACCTTTGGGGATGCCTTTGACCTGATCGTTGTGCTGCTTGATCGCATCCATCGCCACCCTGTCGTTGATGTCGAGGATGCGGCGCATCGAGGTCTCGTCCAGCCCGTGCTGCCCGGCAGCCATCGCCTCAGCGAACCTGCGATCGCCTTCCGACAGGCCAGTGCCTGAGCCGAACATCGTGATCAGATTGCCGACATTGCGACCAACCGTGGCAAAATAGGCCTCGGTATTGGCGATGGTTTCCTGCGCCGTGCCACCGGCCATACCGAGCGCATTGCCGATCTTGGCGATTGCTGTCCTCGCGTCGCTCCCCGCCCCAGTGAAAACGCCGCCATCAATCAAGGCCCGGGCCTCCTTGTTGATGTCGATAGACCTTGCGGCATCGAGAGCAGCCTTCCTCTGATCGAAGATTGTTTTCGCTTCGACCGGCCCCAAGGCGGTCTCGGTTGGCGAATAGACTGGCTTACCCAACCTAATGCCAGACATCTCGGGGATGCCAAGTTCCGGCACGCCGCGCCCCTCCGCGACCGCTTTGGCTTGGTTGGCGGTCATCTGGACCTCGCGCGGTCGGCTCTCGCCGGGGAAGGTCAGCGTCGTTGTGACAAGCTGATGTCCAGCTTTTTCGGTTTCTTCCTGCGCTTTGATCTGCCCCTGCCGCTCGAGCCAGCCCGGGATGAACTCCATACGCCCGGTGGCAGGGTTCTGCATCATCCCGCTCTTCGCCCACTCGTTGCGCAGGATCAGGTCCTGTTCCTGGGTCTTGCGCGTCAGGTCGCCCGGCAGCTTGCCCTCATCCTGCAGGCGGGAGATCGTCCCAGCGCCCGCGATCTCGAGCTGCTTCTCGTACTGCTTGTTCATCATCGTGGTCTGCGAGGTGATGTAGGCCTTGTACTGCTCGAGCGCCATCTGGGTCGGCATCCGCGCGAGGTCCGCCATCCAGGCGGGCGGGGTGCGTCCGGTCAGCGCCATCATCCCGGTGACCCCTTGGGCGATCATCTGCTGCGGCGTCGGCGCGGGCGGCGTCAGGTTGCCCGGCATCGGCGGCATCGTCGTCGGGATCGGCGGCATCTGCGCAGGCAGCGCCGTCGGCGGTAGGCCGGCAGGAGCCGCGGGCGGCGGCGGCGCGACAGGCCCTGGCGCCGGAGGCCCGCCCGGCAACAGGCCGCCAGCACCACCCGGCACCAAACCGGGAGCGGCGATCGGCGCCGGAGGTGGCCCAAGCGGAGCCGCCGCGGGCGCCGGGCCGGCCAGGAGGCCCCCAGCTCCGCCAGGGCGCAAGACAGGTCCGGCGGGCGGGACTGTCGGATCGGCCGCGCCGGGCCCAGCAAATTGCGCGGGGCGGCCGCCAGCGGGCGAAAGCAGACCCAGGCTCGCGAGGGCCTCGGGCGGCAGTGTCGGCCCCAGTAGGCCGCCTGTGGGCCCCGGAGCGAGGGCCGAGGACGGTCGCGGGACGATGCCGTTGGTGCCGCCTGGGATCGAGGTGACGGGGGGAACCGGGGTCGGTCCGGGCGGCGGGGCTCCCGGCGGGGCTCCGGTCGCGCCAAGGATCTGCGCATTGGCCGCATCGGACCCGAAATCGGTTTGCTGCCGATACCGAGCCCCTGCGGCGGTGCGCGCTCTGGGGTCGACCATGTTGGCGCCAGTCGACCCTGACGGCGCGGGAGAGGCGAGCGCCGGCTCGGCGAGGAGGCCTGCTGTCGGGCCCACCGGCCCGGTTCCCGGCGTCGCCATCTGCCGGGCAAAATCCGGCACCGCGCCGAGCAGGCCGCCCGGTCCGGCGGGACCAGCTGCCTCGGTCGACGCCGGGCTGCCCGGCACCTTGACCACATCGCCTCGGGCATGGGCGGCGGCGAGCGCCGGATTGTACGGCAGCCAGTCGCCGGTGCCGTTGGCCGCCTTCATCGCCTTGGCGACGGCGATCTGGCTCTCGACCGAGAAGTCAGGCTTGATCACGCCAGCCTGGATCAGCGGCGGCGCGTAGTTGTGCCAGTTGGTGCCGGTGATCTGGAAGAGCCCGGCGGCGGTCGAGCGGCCCTTGTCGGTCATGACGCCGGGCCACATCGGGAAGCCGGTCGGATCGAGCTGGTAGCTCGAGAGATCGTGCTCGCCGGTGCCGACGTTGGGTTGGAACTTGCTCTCGTGGAACGCGACGAGATTGAGGAACGGGTCGCCGGTGTCGAAGACCGCGCCCATGCCCTTGGTCTCGGCGAGGACCTTGGCCGGCCCGGTCAGCGGTTCGCCTCCCGGGCCGGTCTTAGCACCGGCGCCGCCGGCCGCCTGCTTCTTGCCCTCTTCAATGAGAGCCGAAAGGCCCGGCAGCATCGCTTGGTTGATCGCGAGGTTTGACCGTGCCACGTCGCCCTGAGCGCCATATAGAGCCGTCTGCGCTGCCTCCTGGCGCGCCTTGATCAGCTGGTCCTGGCCGGCATAGGCGGCAGCACCAGCCTTGCCGAGCGTCGCGGCAAAGGGGATGCCTCCCTTGTACGGGACGGGCATCGCGCCTTCACCAAAGGCCCCGGCCATCGCCGCCAGCGCGCGCACCTTGAAGGCGTTCTTCGTCGCCTCGTCGGTGAGGAGCCCGCCATAAGCCGCGGCGGGATCGTAGCCGCCGCCAAAAATCCTGCCGAGGAGACCGGAGACCCCGGTATCGGCGGCTTGCGGGTCTTCTATTGCCATCAGACGAGGCCCCCGCCCAGCAGCGATTTTAGCGCCGCCCTGGGATCAATTGAACTGCGGCGATAGATGTTGAGGTACGGATTGCCGTAGGAAGCCCCGACGCCGGCCGGCGTCGCAGCCCCCGGCCGCGCCTGTGGCGGGGCGCCCAGCTCTTTGAGCGCCTTATTGAGGTCCATCGGCTCGTTGGCGCCGAGCCCCTCCGCCAGTTTCTCCCACAGCGTCCGCTCCGGCGGCAGTGAGGTCGTCGGCCCCATCGCCGTGTAGGACTGGAAATTCGGGTCTTTCGGGAGCAAGCCGCTTGCATCAGGCCCGCCGGTAAATCCCATGCGTTGCGCCAGCGACTGCTCAAACCCAGCAGGGAAAGGGCTGTAATCCTGATTGGCAAGGCTGCCTGACCCAAGGGTGGGGGCCAGATTGCCATAGCCGAAAAGATCGTCGAACAACGCCATCGCCGCCTCCCCTTAAGCCCCGAGAAACAACTTGCCGAGACTGGCCAAGCCAGACGCGGCGCTGCCAACCTGCCCCAACGTATTGCTGTAGTACGGCGTCGTCTGGGAGGTATTGCCACCGACCGGCTGTCCGAGGATGCTGGCGTAATTCTGCACCGGCAACCACCCGGCGTTGTACCCGGCGGCGAGCTGCGACATCGGCCAGTTGGCCAGCTCGGGCGCGTTCTGCGCGATCGAGCCCAGGTTGAGCGCGCCGGCATTCGCCAGACCGCCAGCCTGCCCCATTGCGTTGGCCGCCGTGCTCCAGCCCTGGTTGGTCGCGCCAGCACCGCCGGTGAGCCCCTGGATCAGGGCGTTCTGCCCGCCTTGGGTCAGCTGCCCCCCTTGGCCGAGCAGCTGGCCCGCGGTCGAATAGCCCTGGTTGGTGGTCTGGCCGGCGGCGCCGAGACCCTGCATCATCGCCTGCAGCGCCGAGAGGTCGAGCCCCCCGCCGGCCTGGAGCAGGTTGCCGGCCTGGGCGACGCCGGCCTGCCCGAGCGCACCCGCCCGGGAGAGCGCGTCGGTGATATTGCTGGTGCCGGTGTTGTAGGCCTGCCCGAGCGCCTGCCCGGCGCCCAGCGTGGAGCTGAGGCCGGTGTTGTAGGCGTTGTTGACGATGCTCGACGTGGCGCCGCCGAGCGCCCGGCCGAGCGCGTCCTGGGCCTGCCCGCGCGCGTTGGCCCAGGCGCCCGAGCCGTAGCGGCCCGCCCCCTCGAACGGGCTCTCGGTCTGCGGCGCGACCGCGGTCTGGTACTGCGCGACGAGCGGGTCCGTCGCCGCGCGGATCGTGCCGGCGAGGGCGGGGTTGCGGCTCGGGTCGATGTACTGACCCGACGCCATCCCGCGCAGGCTGTCGTAGATCGGGTTGCCGGGGATCGCCATGCCGGCATTGCCGTAGAGCCCCGCCATCGCCGGGTTCGCGATGGACCGGGCCGGGCCGGCGAGCCCGTAGAGCCCGGCGACCGCAGGCGACACCGTCCCGGGAGCCTGCCCCGCAGCTCCGGCGAGGGCGCCGCCATACCCGGCGCCAGCGCCTCCCGCAGCGGCAGATAGGTCCTGCAGACCGCTCGCATAGGGCGCGACGGCGCCGGGGGCCCCGTAGGCGGCGCCGCTCAGCCTCTGCCCCCAATCCAGGCCGGCGCTGCCCGCGGCGCCGGCAATGTTCGTGGCGCCGAGGATCTGGGGGCCGCTCGGGTAGTTGTTCTGGGGGAACTGACCGGACAGAACCTGCCGGGTGTAGTCGAGCGCATTCGGCACCACGCCGCCGGCCGCCCCGGCGGTGTTCGTAAAATTGTTCTGGCCGTAGCTGATCATCTGATTGATCAGGTCCTGACCGAGCGGCTGGCTCCCCGGGAGAAGCCCGGCATTGCTCGCGGCGGCGTTCCATCCCCCCTGCAGGTACGGCTGCTGCGCCAGCCCGAGCACGTTCGTGTTGGTCGAGGTGCTCGGCGTCGATTTGCTTCCCATGACCTATTCCTTCAACCGCCGCACCAGGGTGACGCCGCTCGTCTTGAAGCCGAATGCCGCCCAGCCCTTGCGGTCCCAGCCGCTGATGTCGGTGCAGCCGTTACCCTCGGCCTGGGCGTCCAATGCATCGAGCAGCGGACGCCACCAGCGCTTCAAACCGGTGCCGGCGACGAACGGCACCTCGAGGACGCGGCAGCGCGGGAATTGACGCACCTGGGTGACCGCGACCGCGGCGATCCGGCCGCCTTCGCGCACGACGAACATGTTCATCTGGCCGATCATCAGGAGCTGCAGGATGTCGACCGGCTCGAACCCGCGGCACCGGTCGGTCGCGCGCTTCAGCATCGGCTCGAGGATCGCCCAGCACCGCGCGATCTCGTCCAGCGGCGGCAGATCGATCGTGATGTCGCCCTCAGCCGATAAGGCAGGCGACAAAGGTCTGATCGGTATTGGGACTGCTGGCATGATGGATGGTGGCCCCGCCTTTGGTCGGCTCGATCCAAATGGATGGGAGGGCTGCGACGGCGTTGGCGGTCGTCGGCATCAGGCCGATGAACGTGTAGCGGCCGATCCGGCTGTCCTGAAAAACGCTGGTCGTATCGCTCGGCGCGAGCGTCACCTCGAGCGTCGCGGCAATGCCGCCGCGCAGCACCTGATTGAGCGCGTTGGTGAACCGCACCAAGGTGATGCGGACATTGCCGACGTCGGAGGGAACCAGGGGAACGGCAGGCGGGCGGGCGAGGCTCGCCTGCCCCATCAGCGGATACCCTCCGGCATCGCCGCAGCGTCGACGCCCTGAAGGGCCTGGAAATTGGCCCCGGCCGGCAGCGTCATGCGGAAGCGGACATAGCGCCCGGTGCAGCGCTGCGGGCAATTGCCGAGGATGTTCTCGGGCACCGCGCCCTGGTAGACGACGGCCTGCCGGATCAGCTCGCGGGTGCCGACCGCGACCGAGGCCGCAACCTGTGCATCATGCAGCGGCCGGGCGCCGGTGATGCGGGCGCGATGGTCGGGGAAGAGCTGGCCCTCGGTCGTTTCGATCGCCACCGGCAGCGAGGGCCCGGTGGTGAAGTTCTGGACGTGGGCACCGTCAAACCATGCCAGCATCGGGCTGCCCGAGGTCCACGACCGGCTGTCGAGGCTATACGGCAGTGCCTCTAGGTTGCCGAACGGGTCGAGCTGGTCGAGCGTGTAGCCGCCTGTGGAGTAGGTCGTCGTCGCCTGGACCCATTCGACCGGGGTCGCCGTCAGGTCAATGAGCGCCCACCGCCCGAGCTCCCAGTTGAAGATGATGGCGCGGTTGAAGAGCCCGGCGTTCCCCATGCCGTGGTAGAACCACAGGACGATCTTCTGCGCCGGGTCCCAGGTGCCCTGGACGCGGCGCAGGTAGGCCGGATCGAGGTCGTTGTAAAACGTGCGGTCGACCTTCTGCGCGCCGATCGCCATCGACCCGCCGCCGTCGAAGGCATAGAAACCGTCCGACCCGAGGTAGTACACCACCGAGCGCAGACCCCCGCCCTCGCTGGGCAGGCGGCGCTGCACGACCGACAGCGGCGCATCGGTGCCGGCGGCGCCCTCGGCGACATGAAAGTCGAAAATCTTTGGGCTGCCGGCGTACTGGATGCGGTAGATCCCGCGCTCGCAGAACACCGCCCCATCGGCCGCCGAGAGGTGGCCGCCGACGAGCTGGGTGATCGAGCCGAGATCGGTCTGCTCGAGGTCCTGATAATCCGATTGGAGCTCGATCGCCGTATTGGTCCCCGCTACCGGCCAGTTAGTCGGGTCGCCGATCGCCGGCCATGCCAGCCGGTTGGGGACGACGCCCTCGACAGCATCGACGAGGTTGGCGACCATCAGGAAGTCCAGAATGACGGCACAGTACCGGGCGCGCGGCGCGGCCGCCGCCAGATTGCTGAACACGGCGTCGGTACCGGCGAGATAGGTCTGGATCGGGTCGTCGTAATTGGTCGCGATGACGCGCTTGCCAAACGACGTCATCGACCAGAAGCCGTCATTCTCGGTGTGGTAGGGCGCCGTCGTCCCGCTGACATCGGCAAAGGTCGTCCCGCCGGTCTGCTGCACCCAGAGGCGCTGCGGCGTCCCAGCGAAATTGTAGACGTGGCCGAGGCCGTCGCGCAGCCCGTAGGATCCGCAGACGCGAAACGGCAGCGCCGCCGCATTGGCCACCGGCCCCGGCATCGGGCCATAGCTGCGCACCGAGCGCGGCACGACGTTGAGGGCGATGACGGTGCCCGGGTTGCCAAAGGCCGGCCCATCGGGCAGCCATTCGCCAAAGGGGAGGACTGCCATGGGCTGGCGCTCGAGGCTGTTGTGGGTTATACCATCAGGATGGAACAGGACATCGACGATGACGAACCAACCTGCGACGAAAGCGGGATGCCGTTTGCGGAGCTGGAAGAGGAGCGCGCCCTCGAGCGCATCATTGTCGCGGCGATTGCGCGCAGGGATGCCGCCGCTCCCGGCTCCGCTCAACGCCGCATGGCCGAGCGCCAGCTATGGGGGCTGAACAGCAGCCAGAAAGCTGAGGGCATCTTCGAGGGCCTTGAGGAGTGGGGCTACCACGGGCTCCGTCGTTCCTACTGATCGGCGGCCGCGCCCGCCCCAACTGCGCCCAAGAGACCGTAGATCGGGATCTCCTTGCGGACCAGACCGCGCCGCACGATCTCGTCGCGCGGCATGCCGGTCAGCCGGTGGGTGCGCTCGATGGCGTCGTTTACCACCGATATCATCGGCTGCCCTGGCTCGTTCCTAAAGCCCGCCCAGGCGACACCCTGATAATTCCCCGGCAAGACACCGGCCGCCTCGGCCTGCGCATGCAGCGGCTGCTGCACCATGCCATAGGCCGTTTTACGCGCCGGGTCGGCGAGCCCCGGCGCGTGCGCCAGCATGCCACCAACCATCTGCTCGTCCATCGCCCCATGCGACAGATCGCCAATAAACGAGCGCGTAAAATCGTGCATCTTTGGCTGACTGGCACCCAAGTAATCGTACCCCCCGCCTGCGCGCATGGCGGCGTAGTTCTCCAGATTTACCCCGCCACGGCGCCCGCCGACAGGATACGGCAAGTCATACCCTTCCGTTGGGATCGGCTCTCCACGCTGGCGCAAATACTCCAAATAATGTGCCATCAAAAAATTGGACCTCGGGTCGTTGCCTGATGTCGTCGCGGACATCGGCACTGCAAACGTATCAAGAAATCGCTTGCGACCCTCTGTTTCCCCAAATTCTCCTATATGCTTCGCCTCCAACTGCCCCATCGCATACCAATGATCGGCATTGCCCAGGTCTAGACCTTTGGCGTAAGCGTTATGCAAGGCCGCCGTCGTCTCTGGCGCATTGATTGCTCCCAGATATTTGTCGATCGTCGCCTGCTTCTTTGGCACGACCGTCGAGGTATCAACATTGGCGGGCGGATAATTGGCAGGATCGACATAGAAGCGATCGGCTGGATTGAAGTATGGCTCGTACCCGTTTTGCTTCATGTCCGCCATAATGCGGAGACGCTCCTTCTGGAAGTCCTCTGCTTCCGGCGTAAGCTCCTTTGAGGGATACGGATTACCCTTCGCGTTAATCTTTATTACCGGCGGGCCTGTCGGGGGATACACCTCGGCATATTGCGGGAATTTCGCTTCTGGTGCCGCGCGTGGGCCAAAACCCGGCGCCGCCTCTCCCGCCTCCAGCCGCCGCACAAAGCCCCCCATCTCGGGCGCGGCGTTCTCCGCCTCCAGCGCATGCAGCCGGTCCAGCTTCGCGATATCGCTCTCGGTCAGCCCCGTAGGCCCACCCAGACCCTTGCCGATGATGCCGCCGCCCCTCGTGTCCGCCAGCGTCGCAGCCACCGCAGGAGCCAACTCGCGCCCCAGGCCCAGCGCTCCCCGCGCCGCCGGGAAGGCCAGCGACGCCAAGTTCGCCGCCCCCGCGCCAGCTTGCCCGAGCGCCTGCGGATACTCTCCCCGCTGGAACGCCTCGGCGCCCGCCTGGATGTCCGGTATGCCTGTCATTCCATAGAGATTGCGCGCCGCCTCCTCGCCGCTCGGCGGCATCGGCTTTCCCATCGCCCGGTACAGCTCCGCCGCGCTCGGCATCGGGGCCTGCGGTTGCGCCGGGTCACCATAGAGCCAATTCAACGCGCGGCCCCACAGCCCCCCAGGCTGCTCCGGCGTCGTCCGGTAGGGGTCGGTGGCGTCGCCCCAGAGGTCCGCCATCACGGGTTCCGCACGTCGGTCTGGATCATCAGCCCGTGGGGGAATTTGGCCCGGCGGTCGGCGAGGCGGATGCGCTCGATGACGTTCTCGCGCGCGGTCAGCCAGAGCTGCAGGCGCGGGTCGTCGCCGATGTAGGGCGCGGCGCAGACCAGCGTCCCCCACAGGTAGGCCGAGGGATACTGCGCCAGGAGCCAGTTGGTCGGGATGGCGTTGCTGAGCGGCGGCAGCCCCGACAGGTAGGTGAGGTTGATCGGGTCGGGCGTATCGCCGGTCTGGCCGATAAAGCGCGCCAGGAGGCCCTCGATCGTGTAGGCCGCCGGCAGCGAGGTCAGGGCATTGAGGTTCTGGTCCATGTTGCGCGGCGTCTGATAGGTGAATTGCCGTGTCCCGTTGGCGGTGTTGACCCACATCTCGCGCATCTCGCCATAGTCGAGCGGCAAGGCGATCGTGTTGCTGTTGGGGTCCGGGGTGATCTGGACCGTCTGCTCGGTAAAGCGGGTCTGCAGCCGGTCGCGCGCCTCCTCCTCGAACATCGCGACCATGTCGGGGACGGCCGGCGCCACCAGCGGATCACCCGGCCGGGCGAGCCAGTCCAGCACGCTCAGCTGCAAATTGGCGTAAGTGTCCAGGGGCATGGCCGCCTCAAATGATGAAGTGCCCGATCCGCAGGTGGCGGTACTCGTTGCTGTTGAGGAGCCGCAGGACCGCGGGCCTGTGGTTCTTGTCCCAGGCGCGGATGCCGTACTTGTGCAGCCACTCGAGCTGGATCTCGGGCGTCAACCGCGCCGCGAGCCGCATCGAGCGGTCGCGGTTCCAGCCGTCCCAGTGCGAGGCGAGCCGCTTGTTGGCCTCTATGAGCGGCTCGTGATCGACCGTCCTCCTGATGATGCAGCGGTCGCTATCGGCGTCATACTTGTAGTGCTCGACCGCGCCCCCTAGGGGATCGCGCGAGAGAAACCGCCAGCTACTGTCGATCGACATCGACGCCGTTGACCCGCGTCGGTGCGGGTGTCGCCGGCAGAAAGGCCGTGGGATCGTGGGCCATGACCTGGGCCCGCACCCGCTCGATGACCGGCGCCGAGACCTTGAACGGCAGCTCGGCGAGCGCGCCCAGGACGACATTGAGATCGGCCGCCGAGAGGCTCAGCGGGACCATTTCATCGGGGGCGATCATCGTGCCTCCAGAGCCGCAACGCGCGCCGCCAGTTCCTTGGCCGCGTTTATCAGGGCATAAACCAGATTGCCCGGCGAGATTGTCGCCAAGGCCTCGCCGCCAAACCACGTCGACCCGACGAGCTCGGGCAGCACCGGCTCGACATCCTGCGCTATCAGTCCAAGCCGCACGGTACGCTCGGCATCGGCAAACGGGGTGCCCGCCCGATAGCGAAATTGCACCGGGGCAAGCGCCAGGATCGCTTCGAGCCCGTGCTCATAGGGCGCGATGTCTTCCTTGACCCGCCGGTCGCTGAACGTCAGCCAGGAGCCGGTGACATTGTAGCTCCCGGCCGGGTCGATCCGGGCCCAGCCGCCTGACGGGCCGACATTCAGCGTCCCCAGCAGATTGCTCTGCCCGTCAACCTGCATCGTGCCTGTGCAATGCATGATGCCGCCGGTCACCGAGCCCGCGGCCGTGACGTTGCTGCTTGTCGACACGTTGCTTGCCGTGACGGATCCCGAGGCGTTGACCGTCGTCGTCGTCACGGTGCCGGTATTGATCGTCGAGGTGCCGCTGCCGGCAAAATTGCCGACAAAGTTCACCGCCGTGCAGGTCCCGATGATGTGGACATTGCCGCCGGTATCGATCGTCATCCGGTCGCCAGCGGTCGCGCCCCACAGGCGCGCGATGCCGCCTTGGGCGTACCAAGACCAATCCGGCGACGACCCGTCGCGGTCATGAAATCCGAGAACCGCGGCAGGGCCGGTCACGACGATCGTGCCGGCCGCGGAAATCGCGCCGGCAAAGATCGAACCGGCCGTGGTGATATTGCCGCCGGCATCGATCGTCATCCGGTCGACGGTGCTATACAGGCGCGCGACCCCGCCCGACGCATACCATTGCCAATCCGGCGACGACCCGTCGCGGTCATGCATTACAAAGGCCGCGATAGGACCGGCCGTGGTGATCGGGCCGGTCACGACGATCGCGGAGCCAAAGGTCCCGCCGCCAGCTAGTGCGATGCCGCCGGAGCCATCGCCAAAAGTCGGCACAAAAGGATTGAGCAAGATAAAGGCGCCGACGCCGCCGTTGGCTGTCGTGTCATAGACCAGCTGCGCCACCCAAGCGGTCGGGATGTCATTGGCGACGATCGGCTCGAGCAGGGTCGCGCCGCGCCGCCAGATCGGCTTGGCCGCGAGCGCGTTGACCCGAAATTGATCACCGGCGGCACTCGAGCCGTTGGCCCAAAAGGCGTAGACCTCGCCGTCGACATAGGCTGTCGGATAGGTCGGGTTGCTGGTCGTAAAGGTCCACACACCGCCCGCGGGCGTGATGGCTTGCACCGGGTTGATGCGGTCCCAGAAGCGCTTCAGCGCCCCCTTGTCGGCGCGCGCGCTGTCGTTGACACCCGACGGCATCATGCCCTCGGGCCAGCCGTTGGGGCTGGTCTTATTATTGCTGGCGTCGATCTCGAACCAGTTGGCGCCGTCGCTCAGATCAGCCATGGGCAAGCCCTCGAAAAAAGGCGGCCCCGCGCCATCCCCCCAGCGCGGGGCCCAACGGCTACGCCAGATCGACGACCGCGCCGGAACCGGCCTCGTTGCGCGAGGCGAGCGTGTACTCGCCAACGAGGAGCTTCTTCTCATTGTCGCCGGTCTTGGCGAGGTCGACGAGGTTAATGGGGCGCAGCCACGCCAGACCCCACAAGTCGGTGTTGAGGATTAAGGCGTCCCTCTGCCGCATAAAGCGGTCGGGTTTGATCTCGACGCTGCCAAAGTCATAGACATAGACATCGATCGAGTTGACCAGCTTCTCTTCCTCGGCGTTGACGTAGCGCGTGTTGTTCCCGGTGAAGCCCGAGATCTTGGTCTTCTGGGTGCTGTTGACCAGCACCATGTCGGGCTCGTCGCCCGAGTTCTGCCACACACTTGCCAGCGCGGTCTGCAGCATTGCCTCGGTGAAAGCGACCGGAGTGGTGCCGTCCGTCCTGGCGTTCGTGCCGTCGCCGACCGGATTGGCCCCGCCCGCCACGACGTTGGCGACGTTGGTCTTGATCCACGCCAGGACCGAGGCGCTCTTTCCCGGGGTCGCGCCGACCGTGCCGACGGCCCTGGCTTGGTTCATCAGGAGGATGCTCTCGATGTCGCGCTTGAGGCTTTTCCCCTTCTTGGCGACCTGATACCCGATCTCCGATTTGCGCCCCGCCTTGTCGACCGCCTCCTCGGTCATGCTGACGATGACCGTCTTCCTACTGATCTGCGTGTAGTTGCCCAGGCGCACGGTCGGCACGACAGCGTCGTAGGCCGAGATGTCGTCGCCCTGGATCTGCGCGTTGGCAGTGTTGGGGGTCTCGAGCGCGTCGGTTTGCCATTCATGATAGACCGCGGTCGCCTTTTCCCGGGCAATCGCAGTCATGAACGGCGTTTCGGTCGGACTGATGTTGTAGATGATGTCGCTGAGGTCTTCGCGAAGACCTCTCGCGTCAAAGGTGGTGAACGTGTTGGCGATGAAAGGCATGGCGATTTACTCCGGTGGACACTCCCCCGGCGCGGATACGGGTGGAATTTAGAGGATGTCGCTGATGAGCGAACCGGCGTCGCGCACGCTGTTCGTGCGGCCAAACCTGTTGACGCGAGCTTGCAGGCGCGATCGCGGCCCCCGGTCATTGTCCTGGCTGGTGCCGGGAGCCCTGACCTGGGGTGTCGGGTTGTTCCGCTTGGCGTCGGCCGATGCCGCGGCGGCGAGCTGCCGGTCGTACAGCATTGCCTTGGTCGCCAGCACGACGAGCCGGTGATCGTAGGCGCTGCTGACCTCCTGCGGGTTGAACCCGCCGGCATCGAGCAGATAGGTGCTCAGCTCCTTGCGGAGCTGGGCCCCCTTCACCTGATCGCCAAAGTCAGGCAGCTTCTCGTTGAGGGCTGCCTGCTCCCTGGTGACCAGCTCGCCGAGCTGCTGCTGTTGGATAGCCGACAGCTGGGCCTGACCTTGCTGGAACTCCTGTTCGATCGCACCGAGCCTGCTGCGGAGCTGTTCACGCATTGCCTGCAGCCGGGTGTACTCGGCCGGAGACTGCGCCTGAACCCCCACCCAATCGACGTTGGCGAGCTGCGCCGCTTCCGGCACCGCCAGCGCCATCATTTTTTGCAGACCCTGAAGATACTCGCCGCGTAGGGCCGCAGCCGCCTGCCGCTCGCCGTCATAGGCTCTGCGGGCTTCGGCGGCCTCCTGGCTGCGTTGGGTCAGCACCACTTCCCTCTGGCTCTCCCGCCGGACAATCGTCTGCTGCAGGGCGGGTGGGAGCTGCGAGAAGGCCTGCTGTTCGTCTTGTGTCCACGACTTCGGCGGTTCGATGGCAGCCGCTGGCGGCTGTTCGCCTGAGCCTTTGTCGTCGTCAGTCCCGGTGGGCCGGCTCTCATCGGCTCCGGTATCGAGCGGCTCGTCGCCGCCGGATTGGTCAGCGGCGCCCCTCTCGCGGGGCGCGGGAGGTGGCGTCGGATCACCCGCGTCAAAGAGGAGGCCGGCAATCGCATCGCCGGCCGAGCGCGTATCGGTGACCGTGAAACTGGGGGTCGCGCCGTTGTTGAGGGGCGCAACAGGCTGTGCAGCACCGCCAGCATCGGCGACGGCGCCATCGGTTTCGGCCATTGGATAACCTCGGATTTTATGTTGCTGAGAGCAACGGCACGGCGTAGCCTTTGGCCCACACCTCTATTGGAGCGGAGGGGCGGAATGGACGGCTACCAGCGAGAGCTGCGCGATTTCCTTGTCGAGCACGGCGCGAGCGACATCAACCTCACGCGGATCGGCAAGCACCCCAAACTCGAGTTCGAGTTCAAGGGCAAGCACATCAGCTACACGATCTCCAACAGCCCGTCGGACCACCGGGCCGGCGCCAACGCGATAGGCGATCTACGCCGCATGCTGGGCGAGCCGGCCGTGGAAGAGGAAACGCCGAGCCGACGGCTCGCCGACATGCTGCCGGCGGCCAAGGAGCGGAAGGTCTACAAAGGGAAGCTAGCGCTCTACGCGAACGGGACAGACCTACGGTTTACATTCCCGCCCGACTTGGTGGTCCTGCTCGGGATAACCATAGGCCAGAAATTTGAAACATCCCGCCTCGACAAGGATACATGGCACCTGCACAAGCTATCCGCCGAGGTCTCTGGGCCAACTGTCAACAAAAAGGGCAGATCGTTGTATTACAGACCTCCTTACCGAGAGGACCTGACTAAAGGACACAAACCCTTTAGCTCGACGACGGCCGATTACACAGTCGTCGGCGATGCCATCGTCGCTCATTTGACCGCGACGCAATTGTCCCCGCCGGCTCAGGGCGGGAGAGGCGTCAGCAGGCTCCGCCTCGGAGCCGCGTCACCAGCGCCGGCACCCGCTGCCGCGGAGCCTCTGGCCACCGTCCCCGCCACCGGCCAAGAAATCGCCCTACGCGAAGAGCTGGAGGACGTCTCCGCGCGACTGCGCTACATCCTCGCCCTGGTCCAGGCGGCCGAGCGCCAGACCGGGTACCGGCTGGTCAAGCTGCGACGCGAGAACGAAGCCGAGGGGGCCTGGGTCTGGCGGGCGCCGGACATCCGGCTCGACTAGGCCGATGACCGCGCAAGAGCTGCGCGACGAGGGCTGGACCTCGATCGATGAACGGCTCCCGCCCGGCGGCGTGACGGTTGAGTTCGCGCGCGACGAGGCTGTCCACCGTCAACCCCAGTGGTTTGGACAATGGAACCAGCTGCCGCCTGCGTTCAACGTGGCCGGGCTGTGGTGGCGGCGGCCATAATGGATACTGAGCGATGCGCGGATTGCTGATCGGGCCGGACGAGGAGCGCCTCATTGCCGAGCTGCGCGAGCGGGCGGCGGCCAAGCCGGTCAACATGGAGCGGCTGGTAAAACGGCTCAAGCGGCCCTTGATCAAGGCGGCGCATATGCGGCAGATGACCGAGCAGACGATCGCGATCCCGATGGGCTACGCGGCGACGTACTCGATCGAGACCGGCCACCCGATCGGCGCCGCTCGGCACCTCAGCGTGTCGATCGACGACCCGAAAGCGATGCCGCACCCGGCCGCCGTGGCGATGATCGCCGAGGCCTTTGGGTTCGAGGGCGGGCTCGAGCGCTGTCACGTCTGGATCGAAAGCCTCAAGGGTCACGGCAGCGACGCCGTCAATCTGGTGCAGCCGCTCAGCTTCGGGCCGGAGACCAAGGCTTAGGCGGCGCGGGCCTCGGCCTCGCGCTCGGCGACCTTGACGATCATGTCGCTGCGGTATTGCACCAATTGGGCGCGCACCATCTCGAGCGCGTGGATGACGCGGTACATCTCCTCGCGCTTGGCGGTTTCCAAGGGCCCGCTCTCGAGCCACAGCCGGTAGGCCTCGGCGCGGACATCGGCAAAGGCGCCGGCCAGCGTCGGGTCGGCGAGGAGGCGGGTTGCGCTCTCGCCGCGCCGGATCACGTCGACCTCCGGCAGGGGTGGCGTCTCAATGAGTGGCTCGGGCGGCGGCGGCGGCACCGGCGCGAGATCGCCGAGCGGGTGCCGGAGGAGGAGGGGCCACCACCCCCACCACCCCATCAGAAGCCCTCCGCCGGCTCTGCGGCGGCGGCGAGCGAGGCCTTGTGGACCTCGAGCGCGGCGGCGTTCTGCGCCTTCAGGCGCTCGATTTCGAGGCTATTCTGAGCGCGCACCCGCTCGATCTCGAGATCGTTCTGCGCCTTTGTCTGCTCGAGGGCGAATTGCTGGCGCAGCTTCTGGGCGTCGAGCCCGCGCTGGTGCTCGGCCTGCTGCGCGTTGATCGTCATCTCTTGGTTGGCCTTTTGCTGGCTGAGCTGCTGCTGGTGCGCGGCCTTGGCCTCGTTGAGCTGGCCGTCGGTCTGCGCCTTCTGCTGGGCGAGCTGCATCTCGAGCTGCGCCACAGCCTGCATCTGGGCCTGCTGCGGGTCGGGTTTGGGCGGCTGTGGCGGCCCGGTGACCGAGGGCGGCGGCGGCACGGTCGGGTCCTGCACCGCAAAATTCGACTTGAAGCCGGCGTTGGTGCTGATCTTCGTCACCGTGTCATAGACGTTCTTGGCGTAGACGAGGGGCCCTGAGAGCCCGCCCTGCGCGGCGACAATCTGCTGCTGCAGCCCGAGGAGCGCCATCAGGTGAGATAGGATCTGGTCGCGGTTGCCGGTGCCGAGCCCGACATTGACCGCCACCGTCATATCGTTCTTCCACTGCGCCGGGTCGGTCTGCAGGGGCCCGCCCGAGACCCGGATGATGCGCTCCTGCTGGGCGTGCTTCCGGATGAGGCCGAGGACGCCGCGCACCATCTGCTCGACGCTGAAGGCATAGATCCGGGCGATCAGCTCGACGCGCTGCGCGGCGGCCTGCTGAATGAGATTGACGCCGGTCGCGGTCTTGTTGAGCGCATCAGGGTCGAGCCCCTGGTTGTGCCGGCTGATGCCGGTGCGCACCTCGGCGGTCTGGTCCATGTACTCGACGAGCCCCTGCGCCTTCTCGGCGACAAAGGGGGTAACGAGCGGCTGCACGCCCTCCGGTGTGCGCACGCGCACGAGCCCGCCTGGGCGGCTCGTCAGGAGGTCCTCGTAGGTCTCGTCGGTGGCAGCGCTCTCGACCACCAGGTGCCTCGGGTTATTCGTCAAATAGAGGTTGTCGAGCATCTGCCGGATCAGCGTCGATTTGATGCGCTGGAGGTCCATCACCAAGTCGGCGACCGACATGCCAACGAGCTTGTGCGGCATCGGCACCGGGCACAAAAAGTTAAACGGAACCTCGTCGACTTCCTCGATGTCGGGCTTGCCGTCCTTCTCTAGGATCACGGCCGAATTATCGACGGTCGTGACCTTTAAGAGCTCGGCCAGACCATCGCCGTCATAATCGGCCTGGATGTAATTCTCTTCGACCCAGATCATCCGCATCGGCTTATCGGTGCGGTCGTTGGTGAACGGCATGTCGTCGTCGGGCTGGAAGCGCTGCAGGCGCTCCGAATTATAATCCTCGCTGTCGCTCCAGCTGATCCGGTCGAGGCACTCCTCGTCGTAGCCCTGCTGGAGGAGCTGGGTGCGCGTCACCGGCTGCCGGTGGCACAGGAACGGGATATTGTCGCGGGTCGAACGGCGCGAGAAGAGGACCTCCTCGGGCGGCACGTTGCGGATCATGATGCGGCCCTGCTTGCGCGTCACCCGCAGCTTGCAGTCGTAGAGCATGGGCCTGGGGGGTGGCGCCATCGCCGCCGCCAAGCTGATACCGGCGGCCGGCGGCATGCCCATGGCCCCCATGGCGTTCCCGGCTGCGGCCGGCATACCCGGTCCCATCGGCGGAGCAGCCGGTCCGGTGCCCAACCCGGCCGCGGCGATCGGCTGCGGCGCATCCTCGCCCATGCCGGAGAGCGTCGGCGCCGGATACGAGGTCTCCTCCAGAATTTCGATCGCTGCGCTGGCGTCAGAACCGCGGTCCTGCAGCTTGGCCCGATACTCGTCCTCGGTCAGACCGGTGAACGTGTTGGTTTCACGGATCTGCTCCTCACTCCACCAGCGCTTCAGCCAGCCCAACTTCTGCAGGAGCCCGTCCTTGAACCAGTCGTGGAGGATCAGGAACCCGGGGTTGTCGACGTTGAAGACGTGGTTGACGTACTCGGTCGCCTGCCGCGCCGCCTCCTCGGGGTCCAATGGCGGCGGCATCCCGGGCGGGGCCGGGGGCGGGGTCATCGTCGTGCGGATCGGCGCCAATTCGGCGATTGCATCGGACGCGGTAAAGATGCGCAGAAGCGCCGGCAGCACCCACTCGACGGTCTCCAGAACCGTCAGCATGACGACCTTGGAGCGGTTCTGCCCCGGCGGCGGGTCGGCGAACTCGCCGCCCTGGTAGTACTTCATCAGCTCCTGGCGCTCGGTCGCCAGCTGACCGTTGTCGGCGCCGATCGCCTGCGCCAGCTCGCGCCGGATGATGTCCTGCAGTTCGTCGACCTTCATCAGCTTCTTGGGGTCGCGCCGCGTTATGCCGGCCGACGGGGTCGCGCCGTAGCCACCGCGCTGGCCGTTGGATGCGCTGGCGCGACCGGCTGCGCCGGAACCGCTGCGCGCGAAGAGCCCGCTATCGAGCGGCGGCATTCCTGTCACCATCGGGTACTCTGGGGCCGCGCAGGGAGTTGAGCTGGCCCAGCAGCATGCTAGCCTGCTGCTTCATCCCAGCCATCCGTTCCTCGATCTCAGCGACCCGCGCCAGGAGGCCCTCGAGCCCGGCGACCCGCGCCTCGAGGTCTTGGACGCGCTTCTCGACGGCCATCTGGCGCATCGCATCGGCCATGCTCATCGGCGGGTACTGCGCTCGTGCGCCGGTGCGGGCGCCGGAGCGGGCGCCGGCTCCTTCTCCTTTGCCTCGACCCGCGCTTCGGGCGGCGGATCGCCCGGCGCCTCGCGCGTGCCGGTGACGACGAGCGCGGCCGAGACGGCGGTGCCCGAGCCGGCGGCGTTTGTCGCCGTCACCGAGCAGTCGAGGCTGTGCCCGACATCGCCCGCGGCGACCGTGTAGACGTCGCCGGGGGCGATCGGCGCCATGTCGCTGCGCCATTCATAGGCAAAATCGGTCGGCGCATGGTTCCACACACCCGGCCCACAGGTCAGCACCTCGCCGACGAGCCCGGTCCCGGTGATCGTCGGGAGGTCGACCACCTCCGGCGCCGAGATTGCTGCCCCGGCATCGCGCGCCGCCTCCATCAATCGTGAAAAATCGCTCATGCCGTTTCTCCTCTCATGAAGGGACGCCGGAAAGCACATAGGAACCGCCGGTGATCCGAGCGGCCGAGGTCGGCGGGTTGACGTCGCCGTTGCCATAGGGCTGCAGCCGAATGGTGGTCACGCGGCCGAGCACCGGAGGCACGATGGCGGCCGGATTGACGACCTCCCACAAAGCGTCGAACCCCCAGGTCGCCCCATTTCGCGCGCCGCCGAGCAGCAGAAAATTAAAGAACGTCGTAGGAGAGCCAGGGAAAATGTCCAGTGAAGCATTGATGCCAAAAGGTGACGCCGTATCGCTCTGATGCCCAAGGTCCGCCACGGCATCGGTGAAATAGGAATTTGGGGCGTTTAGCGCGCCATTATTGATGGCTACGCCGTTTGCCCTATAGCTATCGTAATTTGTATGATCGTTGATGAATGTAGACCCGCCATTCAAGCTGACCGACAGCACAAGATTGGATGCGACGCTGAGGGTTATTGCATTAATCAGTAATTTGAAGGACGAGAATTGAGGTGGCAGCGTCAGGTCGATAAAGGCTTGCGGTGACGTGATTATGCCGCTCCCCAGTCTGGCGGTATCGCGGGCCTGCTCGACCAACCGCCCGTAATCGCTCATCTGGGTTTTCTCCTCATGAAGCCGGTATTCCCAAGAGAACATAAGGACCCCTTGGTAATCGTGATGCCCGACGTCGGCGGGTTACAGTCATCGTTGCCGTAGGGCAGCATTCTCATCAAATTGACCTTGCGCGGTGTTCCTATCGACACGATGGGTGCTTCATTTATTTGAAAAACACCGGTGTCATATTCCAATGTCCCGACCGTTTCGTCAAACCTCCGGCACCCGGCAATAAACGTGCCGTATGCCCAAGCATTCGGTGGGATTGATTGGAAAAGCGTCACCTCCAACGAGCCCGCCGTCCCTATTTTTTGGCCGCCGGTAAATGCAAAGAGGCCATCTGTGTAGAAAACAGCGTCGGGCGGTACGTTCGCTGCACCACGAACCATGCGCTTTGTAAAACCAGCCTGAAGGTAGCTGTCGTAATTCACGTGATCATTGAAGAACGTCAGCCCATGATCGGCACTGAGCGCAAAGGCTATTGCACTGAGGTCGCTCCCTGCGGAAAAGACCAGATTGGCCGTCAGCTTGAAGCTGGAATAGCCGTCCGGCAGCGTCAGGTCGATGAAACTGAGGGGCGAGGTGATCGTGACGCCCGCCAGCCTGACGGCGTCGCGGGTCTCCTCGACGAGCCGCCCATAATCGCTCATCAGCCCGACCGATCGGGAGGTTCGGCTGGGGCATCCCGAGCCGCCCGGCGCGCCTCGGCGGCCAGCCGGCGGCGCTCGATCTCGGCCTCATCGACATCGATCTCGATCGTATAGGGCTCGCCGTCGCGCAGCCCGGTGACGGTGTTCTTCCCCATAGCAGCCTCCCCAACTGGCCCGATCGCCACCGGCGCTGCCGCGGGCGGCTCGCCCCACGCCCCGCCGCCCTGGTTTCCCCCCGGACCCGCCCCGCGCGCGCGCTCCTCTTCCATCAGCCGCGCGTAATCGCTCATGCCACCGCCCCCTCACACCACCGCCAGATCGGGATACTTGATCGGCCGGGCGCTGCCGGCGTTGCGCACGCTGGAGAGCGCCCAATACCTGAGCGCGTCGGCGGCGTGGCTCGTCCAGTCGTGCAGCGGGCGATCGCTATAGGTCCGCGCCGCCTCGTTCCACGACCGGCGATAATTTTGCAGCGCGCTGACGCCGCGGGCGCATTTCTCACTATCGAACCACGCCCGCGGCAGCACCATGCGGACCGCGTTGACCCCGTCCTCGATGCGCTGGGCCGGGATGACGAGCGTCCGGTGGAACCCGAGCCCGCGCAGGACCTCGATCCGGCTCCTCCCGGTGCCCAATTCGCGCGCCTCACTGTCGTGCGGCAGGACGTGCTCGCCCCACTTCCAGGCGCGCTTGTCGAGCTCCTTGGCATACCAGTCGAGCCCGACCCCGCTGTTTTCAATATAATCGATGAAGCGCACCTCGTGGCCGACCAGCTGGATGCACCAGATCGCCGTCGCGTCGCCGATCCCCAAATCCCACGCGGTGTGGACCGGCAGCGTCGGGTCGTGCAGGACTTTTGTGACGCGCTTCTCGGCGACCGCGGCCTCCATCATCGTGCCGTAGTAGGAGCCCATGACGCCGGCATCAAAGGAGACCAGATACTCCTGGCGGTAGCGCGCCTCGCCGTCGTCGGGGCCGTATTCGCGGATCAATTCGCGATGCTCGATCTCGAGCTGCTCCGCGGAAAAGACCGGCGTCTGGGTCGCCGGCAGACGCTCGGCAAACCATGTCGGGTCCTGAAGCGCCGCCTCATAAAAGGTCGAGGCATGGTTGCGCCCGCGCGGCGTTGTAATAAAGAGTGCCCAGCCGCCGTTCTCGGCCAGGATCGGGCGCAGGTAGCCCCAGGCCGATGGGTCGGCCAGGGCGAACTCGGAGAACACAACGCCGATCGGCGGCGAGCCGACCAGACTATTATAGTTGTCGCTACCGACCAGCTGCCACAGGCTCCCGCTCTTGAAGCGGATCGCCATATCGGTCTCGCGGGTGCTTTCGCGCAGCTCGCGCGGGAAGGTCTCGTTGATGCGTCGCAGGCCGGTGTGCGGGTTGACCGCGTCCCATACCGCTTTCCTTGCCTGATTGGCCTCGGGCAGCATGTGCCAATAGCAGCCGACCCGAACGTGCGCGGCGACCGCCCCCCAATGGAGGCAGACCTCGTCCTTCCCGGCGCGGCGGTGCCAGATCGCCACGGCGCGCTTCCCGCCTTGCTCCAAATAGCGCCACAGCGGGCGCTGGTAGGGGCGCGGCTGCCAGCCGTTATGCGGCAGCCGGATGAGGCCCTCAGCCGCAGGCGGCACGCGTCAGGCGCCGACCCAGGCCGCGCCATTATAAAAGACGAGGCATCGCACCGCCCCGCCCGCCACCGGCGCGGCGCCCTTGGCGCAAGGGCTGGTCAACTGATCGGTGACAAAGGCAATCGATCCCGCCGGTGGGCCAACCGGCAATGCCGCAATGGCGTACCCCACCGGGCTGGCGGCAACGCCGCGCGTGCCCTCCATCATCCTTGAATAATCGCTCATCGGTCACACTCCTGACCATTCGGTTCACGACGGGGGTGCGGCAGGCGGATGAGCCCCTCAGTCAGGAGTTGTACCCATCATGCCGTCGGCCTCACTCACCCTAAGAGATCGAGTAAAGCGATGCTTCGCCCGATGTTATGTTGCCCGCGGTTTCTAGGACGCGCAGCGCGGTAAGCTGGGCCGAATTTCCGACAACGCCGCCGAAATACATAGAGAAGGTGTGTTGATCGGTGTCGCGGCAGACGTTTGATGATGCCTTGGACCATCAGAAAGGTCGCGTTGTCTGTCTCGAAGGTAAGGTCAAAGCTGGCGCCTTGCTGGGCGTTGGTTTGCTGTATCGGTTCCTTAAAGGCGTTCTGGTTGCTCTGCTGAAAGGCGGCGCTTGCCGATACGGTGAGGCCGTCAAACCGGCCGCCCTGGTAGTAGCCGGTGCCGTGCCATGTCGGGCCGGTGCCGGTGCCATACTGGAAAAGGAGCTGGGCGGAGTTGGTGGCAGGGAGGAGCAGATTGCCAATTATCTTCCACTTTTTGCCGGTCAAGCCGGTCCATTGCAGATCGGCGCTGCCGGAGGCGGTCCTTGTCGCGATCAGAGAAAAGGCGCCAGCGGCGCCGGCTGGTCCTGCCGGTCCTGTCGCGCCGGCCGGGACCGGCACCGAGCGCCACGTCGCCCCCGGATCGTCCCACTTCACGAGGAGATCGGCCGCCGTCACATAGAGCGGCGTGACGGCGAGGGGGCCGGCGACCGGTGTCGAGAGCGGCTCCGCGTCTGAATTAGAAACCGGGTTGCCAGCATCGGTTGTCATAGGCAACATACCCTTGAAACACCGGCAAACCGGAGGCACCCCAATGGCATTTGCGGCCTATGTCGACGATGACGACGACGAAAAAATCGAGTGTCCGTCTTGCGGCGAGGTTATCGAGATCACCGAGCGCGCGGCCAGCAAGTTCGCCGTCGGGCGGCTCAGCCGCGATCTCCTCCAGGCGGCCGGGACCATGGGACCCAAGGAGGCGCGGTTCCTGGTCGATGCCTACTACACGTTTCAAGAAAACCGCAAGCGCGCCCATTCCCAGGCCCTCGCGCTCGAAAAAGGCGTCAAGATCGGCGAAGCCGAGGACCCGGTGCCCGAGCCGCACATCCTGGTCGACTGGCTCTTCGAGCAATCGCGGATCTTGGAAGGCCAGATCAAGCGCGCGCTCGACGCCTACACAAAAGAGCACGTCATGGGCGAGTGGATGCGCCAGATCGTCGGCATCGGCCCGGTCATCGCCGCCGGCATGCTGGCCAACCTCGAGGGGCCGCGACCCACGGCCGGCCGGGTCTACGCCTTCGCCGGGCTCGCCGCCGATGGTCAGAAGGCCTGGAAGAGCGGCGAAAAGCGACCCTACAACCAGCGTTTGAAGACGCTGTGCTGGCATGCCGGACAGAGTTTCATGAAGCTGGCGGCGCGCGAAGACTGCTACTACGGCCACCTCTACCGCGAGCGCAAGGTGTTTGAGCAGATGATGTCGGACACCGGCAAGCGCACCGCCGATGCCGCCTTATGGCTGCCGCGGGTCGGCAAGAAGACGCAGGCCTACGGGCACTATGCCGCCGGCCACCTGCCGCCGTCGCAGATCGACGGCCGGGCCCGGCGCTATGCGGTCAAGCTCTTCCTCAGCCACATGAACGAGGTGTGGCTATTGAAGCTCGGGCGGCCGATCGTGGCGCCCTTTCCGATCGCGCACCAGGGCCACACCACCTATATTCCACCGCCCTACCCAGCCTAAAGAGGTGCGTGAACCCGGGAGATAGCGCGAGCCCAATGTCTTGCGAGAGCCCCATTGAATGCGCGAGCCCATCGGGTAGCGGGAACCCTACGATAGGCGCGAGCCCTAAAAGGGGCGAGAACCCAAAGCGAAGCGCGAGCCCCATTGAATGCGTGAACCCTATTGAGTGCGCGAGCCCAGTCACCGGCGTGAACCCTACCACCTGCGCGCGCTTATTATAGTACGCGCGCGAGCCCAAGCATTTGCGCGAACCCGGATCGACGGCGCGAGCCCTAGTAAGAGCGAGAACCCCAAACGGTGCGCGAGCCCAATGTCTTGCGTGAACCCAATACGAGGCGCGAGCCCGACGAGTTGCGAGAACCCTATCCTGGGCGCGCCTAGCGCAAGCGGCTGGCCTTCTGCAGCCCCTTCTTGGTCGGCTGGTTGCCACGCATCAGCCCGACCTTGTTGAGCGTGCCGTAGACCTTGCCGGCGGCGGCGGGCGAGCTGCCGTACTCGGCCTTCAGCTTGGCCTCGAGCCTCGCGACCTTGGTACCTTTGGGCACGGCGTCCTCCTACCGCCCCCGCGCCGCATCGATCATCGCGCGCCACGCCTTGGAGGGCTGGCCAATAATGACACCCTGCGGAAGGGGGCCGATATGAGCGTCGTGGATACCGTAGGTCGCCGCCCCGGCATCCTTCATCTCTCCGGTCGGCTCGCGCAGCGCCTCCAACACGTTTTGGGCGATTATCCGGCAGACCTCTGGGTCAGGATGATCGGCGCCGGCCCAGATGACCCGTTTCACCCGCTCGACCATCTCGCTCACCCTTCGCCCTTCTCCCGCATCCGCCGCATCGAGGAGGCGGCGGCGGCGCGCCGCCGGTCGCAGAATTGGCAGGTCCCGGGCGGGGCATAAAAGACCGCAGGCGCCCGATCGGCAGGCTCGCGCGGCCTGTCGGCGGGCTCATCGTCGGGCCAAGCGGCGCGCAGAGTTTTGGGTTCACGCCGGCCAGAAGGCTCGCGCAATGGTGTATGGTTCTCGCCCCTCATCGGGCTCGCGCCTCTTGTTGGGTTCACGCATAACCTTTGGGCTCGCGCTGCATTCGAGGGTTCCCGCCAGCACCAGGGCTCGCGTATATATCTGGGCTCCCCGCATTAAAACAGGTGCATCGCGGCGCCGCTACGGTTTATCGTGCGAACAGGTTTGCACGGCGGCCGCCAACATGAGCCCGTTTCGCCGCAATTTTGACGCCGAGAGATGAGCGCTGTCCCCGCGGGGGGGCGAAGCCTTAGGGCTGGGATAGCTAGAGCCAAGGCGTGCTCACGAGCCCGAGGTGGCTCAATTTTCCGCATCGATCTACCCTCTGTTCCGCCTCCAACACAGCGGCTGATTGAGGGGGTCGATGTCCGATCCAACGAGTTCCTGAAGACATACGCGTGGCGCACCTTGCGCTACAAGGCGCTGCGGATGGCGAGCGGCCGATGCGAGTGCTGTGGCGCCTCGCCGGCAGACGGCATCCGGCTTAATGTTGACCACATCCAACCGCGCAAGCGGAGACCCGACCTCGCCCTCGATCCCTGGAACCTCCAAGTGCTGTGCGACGATTGCAACGCCGGCAAGGGAAACTGGGACGAGAGCGACTGGCGATAGCGGCTCTAGCCCAACGCGGGAAACCGTCCTCCCAGCACGGCTCAGGAGCCGGAACGTGGAGAACCCGCACCGCCGCACCAACAAAAGACCTGACCGCGCCCGGCCGTGCCTCGCCCGCATGATCCCCCGGACGCTCAGCAGATCACCATCACGCATAAGCTTATGGGGATGACGCCCACAACGGTCAGGCCCAAAGGGGGGTGGGGCGGCCTATGTGCAAGCACGGGAGGGGCCTGTTGGATAACAGAGAAAATCGCCGTTCTGAAAAAAATCGGGTGGGCTGAAACCAGCACACACACGGGGGCGGTCCCCCAGGCCGGGTCCTACCGACCCCTTGCCCGCTGTCCAGCCGATGGGTGCCCCCGGGGGGTAGGCCGGGGGGCCTCGACCCCCTCTGTGTCAGACGTCGCGTCTAAGCCGTTGATAACGCTGTGATCACTCAGTCCCCTGAGGACTGGACGCTCAGGTCTCCTCAGGCTCGAGCGCCTCGGCCTCGCTCCATTGTTGCAGCTTTATCAATGGCTTGTCGTCAACCTCGAGCGCCTCGGCATCGCTGAAGCGCACGACCTGCACGGTTAACGGCCGATCAGGGTTGCCCGATACTTCCACCGAGGCGAGATCGGGCAGCACCTTTCGGAGCAGCGCCAAGGCTACGAACGCTTGGGTTCTGGTCATCCGAACATCGCCGGGTTTAGGATTGTCCGGATCCGCAATAGCAAAGCATTGCAATCGCTTAATTAAAACACCAGCGTTGATGCGCTCTCTCGCTGCAGTGCCGAGCCTGATAGTTGACGGCGCAGCGCGGGGTGCGTTGTTTCCGGCCGGTGGTCGTTGCTTCACGGTACTCAAAGCGGCCAGTGGATTACTCTGTCTTGCAGCGGCTGCAGCGGTGGGTCTCGGGGTGGGTTATGGCTGCCATCGGTCGCGCCGGTGGTGGGGCTATCGCGCGGCGCTCAGGGTTCTCGCTCGCTCGCGGGCTCAAGGTTTCAGCCCGGCCATCAAGCGGCGGGCGCGGGCGCGATCGAGGGGCCAGCAGATGACCGCCACGACCACCGCGGCCGGCACGAACCATCCGCGGCACAGGGTTTCGCGGTAGCGCGAGGCGACGCACCAGCGGTCGTCGACGCGGCTGCGTTCGATGACGATCATTCTGGGCACAGGCTTTCGTCGCACGCGGCCATCGGCGTTACCGTGTCGTGGGCGAACCAGCAGCGGCCGCACACCAGCAGCTCGCCGACGATAAAGGCCTGCGGGTGTTCGCAGTCCTCGGGGCAGTGGTAATGGTCGCGCTCGATCATCGGATCGGCGCTCCGAACACGCCCCAGCCCAAGAGGCCGATCAGGACCATCAGGACGAGGGCGAACGGGCCAAAGGGTTGGGCTGCCGGGTTGCGCCAGTACCATCCGCCCGAGAAGACGATGGAGATGACGTAGAGTATCCAGAACCAGATGCCTGCGGTCATGGCTCACCTCACTGTCAGCCGCAGCCTTCGCTGGTGCCGCAGTTGAGGCACAGCAAACAGGTGCCGGCGCGGATCATCTGGGCGCTGCCGCACTGGTCGCACAGATCGCCCGACAGTGACGGTGGCGCGACCCGCGGGATCACCCGGCGCGCTGGCGGCGGACACTCGGCCCAGCCGCCCGCGGGCAGCCGGCACTCGCAGTCCCGCGCGCTGCCGCCGTAGAGCCGCCGGCAGATCACTCGGAGGCGCCCTCGCGCGGCCACATCCCGACATCAGCCGGGTCGCGCACCGCCATCGCG